ACCTCAACTCCTGGTGAATTTGATCTCGACGTTGACAGCAACGGTCGTTGGTCTGTTGAGAAGTTCAAAGGACTTCTTTTCCAAATGGAGCGAGATGCTAACGCAATCGCACAAAGGACTCGTAGAGGGAAGGGCAACACCATCATCTGTTCCGCAGACGTTGCTTCCGCTCTAACCATGGCTGGTGTACTTGATTACACCCCCGCACTCAACGCAAACCTGAACGTTGACGACTCCGGTAACACCTTCGCTGGTGTTCTCCAAGGTAAGTATAAGGTATACATCGATCCTTATGCTGCAAACGTAGATTCTTCACAGTACTACGTTGTTGGATATAAAGGTTCTAGCGCATATGACGCAGGACTCTTCTACTGCCCATACGTTCCCCTCCAAATGGTTCGCGCCGTTGGTCAGGACACCTTCCAACCCAAGATTGGCTTCAAGACCCGTTACGGTATTGTTGCTAACCCATTCGCAGAAGGAACTACCGCAGGTCTCGGAAGACTCCGCATCAACGCAAACCGTTATTACAGACGTGTTAAGGTTGCCAACCTTATGTGATCCATCAGGATTCACAACTATCAGGACCCCACTGGGGTCCTTTTTTTATGCAAATAAATAAAGATAAAAAGATATGTCATTTTCTGCGTTCGCGAGACAAATTTCTAACAGAAATTTTCTTGCTCCAACTGGATTTAAATTTACTTTAGCAAGAACGCCGAAGGTCGATTTTCTAGCACAGTCTGCAAACATTCCAGAAGTCGCAATGGGTGTTGCAATTCAATCGACGTATCTAAAAGATCGTCCAGTGCCAGGAGATAAATTACAATACGGAGACTTTTCTCTTCGTTTTATTGTAGATGAAGATCTTATTAATTACACTGAAATACATGACTGGTTGAGAGGTTTGACATATCCAGATTCTATTGAAGAATATTCAACTTGGATTGCAGGAGATGAATTGGGATCCGATCCAAACACTTCCGATGGATCTTTGTTAATATATAATAGTAGTTTTAGAATTAATTCTAAAATAAACTTTAGAGGACTTTTTCCAGTCTCACTCTCAACAATCCCATTTGATTCCTCCACAACTGATGTGGAATATGTAGTCGCAGAGGCTGCATTTAAATATGACATTTATGACATTGAAAAGTATGAATCTTGATATGATACAAGGTCTTTGGGAAAAAGATTCCAAGATCGATGATGACAATCTACACTCCGAATCTACAAAAATTCCGAGTCTCCATTCAAAATATTATAAACTTTATAATAACATCCTTGTTCTTAAAAAATCTCAAGAGAACAAATATAAAATTTTAAAAAAAGAAAAATGGCAATACTATACTGGTAGAGCAGAACCAGAGGTATATGCAGAATATCCTTTTGACCACAAAGTTTTAAAAGGAGACTTAGACAAATATCTTGATGCAGACGAAGATATTATTAAGTGTCTCACTAAAATAGATTACTATCAAATGATGTTGGACTATCTAGATAGCATTATCAGAACTATCTTAAATAGAACATATCAGCTGAAAAATGCAATAGAGTGGCAAAAGTTTATTAGAGGATATGACTGATATTGTAATTGGAAAAAAGAATGAAGTATTTCTAAAGTTAAAGGCAGAACCACACGTATTCCAAGAACTTTCTGAACACTTTACCTTTGATGTACCGGGTGCAAAGTTTATGCCTCAATACCGTAGTAAGTATTGGGACGGAAAGATTCGGTTATTTTCTCCACACACTGGAGAGATTTATGTTGGTCTTCTGGATAAGGTAGTTTCATGGGCAAACAGATGTGACTATCAAGTAGAGTTTGAGGATAACAAATTCTATGGAACACCTTTTGAAGAGAATGAGATGATCTCATATGAAGGTGTAAAAGATTACATGACTAGAATCTCAAAGTATAAACCAAGAGACTATCAAATTGAAGCCGTATACGATGCATTAAAATATAATCGCAAACTACTCATCTCACCAACAGCATCAGGTAAATCTCTGATGATTTATTCTGTTGTTAGATACTTTGCTGAAAGAAATAAGAAGATCCTCCTAGTGGTCCCTACAACGTCCCTGGTCGAACAAATGTACAAAGACTTCTACGACTATGGTTGGAACGCTGAGGACTGGTGCCACCGCATCTACAGTGGACGTGAGAAGACAAATGAGTTCCCTGTCATCATTACTACTTGGCAGTCCGTTTATAAATTACCTAGAAAGTTCTTTGATGGTTTTGATGTAGTGATTGGTGATGAGGCTCATCAATTTAAATCAAAGTCTCTAGTAGGTATTATGACTAAACTTGCAGATGCAAAGTATAGATATGGATTTACAGGAACTTTAGATGGAACACAAACTCATAAGTGGGTCTTAGAAGGATTATTTGGGCCATCGTATAAAGTAACTCAAACAAAAGAACTTATTGATAAGGGACATTTATCCAAGTTACAAATTAAGATCCTTATTATGAAACATAATCCTCAGGTGTTTGAAGCATTTGAGGATGAAGTTCAATTCATTATTGGACATGAAAAGAGAAATAAATTTATAAAAAATCTTGCATTGGATTTGAAAGGAAATACCTTGGTGTTATTCGCTAGAGTTGAATCCCATGGACTCCCTCTTTACGAATCGATAAATAGTTCTGCGGAAAAAAGAAGAAAAGTATTCTATGTTCATGGAGGGGTGAACGCAGAAGAACGAGAAATGGTAAGAGAGATTACTGAAAAAGAAAATGATGCAATCATTGTTGCTTCTTACGGAACTTTCTCAACTGGAATTAATATTAAAAACTTACATAATGTGATCTTTGCATCACCATCTAAATCTAGAATTAGGAATCTACAATCTATTGGTAGAGTTCTAAGAAAAGGAAACGGTAAGAGTCAAGCAGTTCTATATGATATTGCTGATGACTGTACAAAACAAAATAGGAAAAACTATACTCTTAATCATTTGATTGAAAGAGTAAGAATATACAATGAAGAACAATTCAATTATGAATTCATCCAAATAAATCTGAAAGAATAATATGGAAGAAGATTTCTATGCAGTCCTAAAATTAATATCTGGAGAAGAGATATTCGCAATAGTTTCTCCAGAAGAATATGAAGATAGAACTATGATTACTCTTCACAATCCAGTAACTATAGAAGTTGTAACTCTTGCTTCAAAGGGTGTTCAAGGATACAAAATAGATCCTTGGTTAAAATTTGCTGATGACGACTGTTTTATTTTAAATATGGATAGAGTAATGACTATAAGTGAAGTAAAGAATGAAGAGTCTATTCAGATGTATCATAAATTTATTAGACAACATAATAAAAAAGATCCATCGGAAGGAGCTCAAGATACTACTGAAGTTGTTGGATATGTCTCTAAAGTATCAGATGCAAGAATTAAATTTGAAAAGCTTTATAAGAACAAAGCTGATCTTTGAAACTCCACAGAGTCATTGTACACAATATCATAGGGTATTGTCAACTGTTCAACTTTGTGTTACAATTTAAACACTAGTAAAGGATCCATGAAATGCAAAAACGCAAGAGATCAGAACATTACGTAAATAACAAAGAATTTCTAGTAGCAATCTGCAAATACAAAAATGATGTTGCAGAGGCTGCAGAGAAAGGTGAAACTAAGCCTAGAATTACAAATTACCTTGGGGAGTGTTTCCTGAAGATTGCGACTCACTTGTCGTACAAACCAAACTTTGTTAATTACATGTTCCGGGAGGACATGATCTGTGATGGAATCGAAAATTGCGTTCAGTACATTCATAATTTTAATCCTGAGAAATCCTCGAATCCTTTTGCTTACTTTACGCAGATCATTCATTATGCGTTTCTCCGCAGAATCCAGAAGGAGAAAAAACAGATGGAGATCCGTACCAAAATCATTGAGAGGTCTGGTTATGACGAAGTATTTACCGTAGATGGTGACCATTATAACTCTGCAGAGTATAATTCCATTAAGGAGGCCATTCAAACAAAGATGTATCAATGAGTTCTATTGCACTGATTACTGATACTCACTACGGTGGACGTAAAGGAAGTAAAAACTTCCATGAGTATTTTAGAAAATTTTATGAAGATATCTTCTTTCCAGAATTAGAGAAACGTAATATCAAAAATTGTATTCATCTTGGTGATGCATTTGATAGTAGAAAGTCTATTGATTTTTGGTGTCTCAACTGGGCAAAAGAAAATGTATATGACAGATTTAAGGATCTAGGTATCACTGTTTACCAGTTGGTTGGTAATCATGATGCATATTATAAAAATACAAATGAAATTAATGCTATAGATTCTCTCTTATCTGAATATAATAATGTTATTCCCATCTCCGGTCCTGGTGAGTATGACATTGATGGATTCAAAGCATTCATGATTCCTTGGATTTCTCCAGAAAATTTTGAAGAGACTCAAGAAAAAATTGCAAAAACAAAAGCAAAGGCTTCTTTTGGTCACCTAGAACTTAAAGGATTTGCTACATATCCTGGTTATGTTCAACCACATGGTATGAGTGTGGATCTTTTTCAGAAGTTTAGAATCACTTGTTCTGGTCACTACCATACTAGATCAAATGATGGAAAGATTTTTTATATTGGTAATCCATATCAATTATTCTGGAATGATGTGGATGATAAGAGAGGATTTAATTTTTTCGATACCGAAGATTTTAGTTTGGAGTTTGTTCAAAATCCGTATAATATTTTTGAGAGAATTTATTACGAAGACCAGAACCCAAAACTTTTTGATACTAGAAGTCTAAAAGAAAAAATTGTAAAAGTAATAGTCAAAAAGAAATCGGATCCTCTGATATTTGATAAGTTTATTGACAAAGTTTACAAATCAGGTATTCATGATCTTAAGATCGTAGAAAACTTTGAAGTTAACGATGATGATGTTGACTTTAATGGCGATAAGATTGAAGACACTATCACTATCCTCAATAAATATGTTGAAGACTCTGATTTTAATCTCAATAAAGATAGAGTTAAACAACTTCTGAGAGAAGTCTATCAGAAAGCTTGCGAAGTAGAATGATGTACATCCTCACAATTACTGGTCAAGAAGACGAAGGTGCATATGCCGTAGAGGATGATTACGGCGATAAGACCCTGTTCTTCTTCCAGGAAGAGGATGATGCAGAACGTTATGCTATGCAACTTGAAGCTGATGACTTCCCGGAAATGGATGTTGTAGAAGTTGATTCGGAACTTGCAATATCCATGTGTACCAAGTATAATTACAGATATTCCATTATCAGTCCTAACGAGTTGGTTATACCACATTATGATTCTTTTCAAGATGATTCGTTGGAAGAACTTCCTGAGCACCGGGAATAATTTCACCGAAATTGATTTTCAAAAGTCGAATACCAATTTAATTATGGGATCAAATGGTTCCGGTAAGAGCACCATTTTGGATGCTCTTACTTTTGTGTTGTATAATAAACCGTTCCGTAAAATTAATAAACCACAACTAGTCAACACAGTTAATGAAAAAGACTGTCTGGTAGAGATCGAGTTCTCTATTGGATCTAGAGAGTACAAAGTAATCCGTGGAATCAAACCAAACATCTTCGAGATCTGGATAGACGGTAATGCCCAGAATCAAGATGCTGCACAATCAGACCAACAGAAAAAACTTGAGGAAGGTATCCTCAAATTAAATTATAAATCTTTTACGCAAACTGTAATCTTAGGATCTGCAACTTTCGTTCCTTTTATGCAGTTGACATCTACAAATCGTAGAGACATTGTTGAAGATCTTTTAGATATTAAGATTTTCTCCACAATGAATCATATTCTTAGAGATAGAGTTCGTTCATGTCAAGAAGTAATTCGTGAAGCTTCTGTCCGAAAAGATATGGTTGAAGATAAGATTGAGATGCAAGAGAGTTTTATTAAAGATATTGAGAAGTCGGGTAAAGAAAGAATAGACAGAAAAGAAAAACAAGTTGAAATCCTTCATGGAGAAGTTCATGAGATCATGGATGAGACTGATCAAAAAACTTTGAAGATTGTGGATGAGTTGCAACCAAAGTTAGAAAATCTTAACAATACTAAAAAAACTCTCAAGAAGCTCAATACTATAAAGGTAAAACTGGAACAGAAGATACAAAATATAGTAGAAGAACATAAGTTTTTTGAAGATAATACGGTTTGCCCTACCTGTACACAGCCTCTTCAAGAACAATTTCGCCTAGATAAAATTGTAGACATTCAAGACAAATCTAAGGAGTTAAATGAAGGCTACAAAGAGTTGGAGACTGCAATCAATGTAGAACAAGAAAAAGACACTCAATTTACAAATTGTTCTTCGCAGATTAACAAACTCAACAATGACATTTCGACAAACAATGTTAAAATTTCTGGGATCAATAGGCAAATCTCGAATCTTAGAAAGGAAATTCAAGACGTTGCCGATCAAGTATCAAATAGAAATACTGAACGAGAAGCCCTTAAAACCCTCAAGGAGGATTTAGAAAAAACAGAAAAGGAGAGATCATCCCAGAGAGAAGAGGTATCTTACCTAGACTTTGCTCATTCTTTGATGAAGGATGGTGGAGTTAAGTCTAAAATAATTAAAAAATATTTACCGTTGATGAATCAGCAGATAAACAAGTATCTGCAGATGATGGACTTCTATATCAATTTCTCATTGGATGAAGAGTTTAAGGAATCAATCAGGTCTCCAATTCATGAAGACTTTAGTTATGATTCTTTTTCTGAGGGAGAAAAAATGCGAATCGATTTATCTCTCCTTTTTACTTGGAGGGATATTGCAAAAATGCGTAATTCTTCTAGTACCAATCTTCTTATATTGGATGAAATTTTTGACAGTTCATTAGATGGTGCTGGCACTGATTTTTTCACAACAATTATTAGATACGTGATTCAAGATGCACATGTATTTGTTATATCACACAAGACTGATGAATTAATGGATAAATTTGATCGTGTAATAAAATTTGATAAGGTTAAGGGATTTAGTAAAACAGTATGATCCTTGACATTTATGAGAACACTCTTAGTTCGCAATTCTGTAACCATTGTATATGGAAATTTGAAAGAGACACTAGGAAAGATCAGGGATTAATTGGTGGTGGTGAAGTTAGAACCGACATCAAAGACTCAATTGATTTATCTCTATCAAATTGGCCTGATTGGCAAAAAGAGGATAAAGTTTTTTATAACACACTAAAACAATATACGGAAGAACACACCGCAAAACATCCACTCCCATCCCAAAATTTTGAAAGTTATTTTGATACAGGATATCAAATCCAAAGAACAAATCCAGAGTCTGTTGGATATACTTGGCATCACGATTTTGTTGTAACCAGAGAAGATACTGGTGCAGTTGCAGTAAGAGTTCTGACTTATATCTGGTATCTTAACACTATCGATCATGGTGGATATACTGAGTTTGCAAACGGCGAATCTGTAAAACCCGAAACGGGCAAATTGCTTTTGTTTCCTGC